GTTGCTGCGGAATGGATAACACATGGCCTTGGTCGCGGGGGCAGCTTTGCCAGGCGTTACAGGTGGCTAAAAATACAGGTGTGGTCACTTGGGATGACATAAGCGACGGGTTAGAGTTCGCGGAGATTTTCGGGCACAGGCATGCCCAGGGGTATAACACCAACTGCGAAGAAAACAGGGCCAAGTACATGAGAAAGTCGATGAAAGAATTTTTGCGGTGCAATTGGAACAGCACAACCGGAGCGAACGGGCCATATCGGTTTTTTGGCGGTGTGCTTACGCCTGCCGAGAGGGATGAAAAAGGGAATCTTGTTTACAAATTTAACAAGGAGAAAATTTGATGCGCGTCGGTCTTGTTTCAATGCGTTGGTGTGATTTTGGAGGTTGGCCAACATACACGAGACACCTTTATACCGGGTTGCAGCAAGCAGGACACGAGCCGACTGTGTTGACTGATGGCAAGGTGATGTCCGGTTGGAAGGGCGTTATGAACTTTGCGCCGATTGATAACCTGGAGGAATATGACAAGTTGATAGTCGTTGTTTTTGCGCCAGACGCGGAAGTTTCCGCGAAAATTCGTGGCAAAATCGATGCGATGGTGTTGCATGACCCAACCGAGTGGAGGAGGAAAGCGGCGAAGCGGCTCATTTGCAAACTTGAGCCGCCGCAGTTGATTTTTATAAGGGACAAACCGTTGCGCACATTTTTGAATGCTGGATTTTATCGGTTGGCGCGAACTGATTTTATCCCACACCCTTATGCCAGGATGTGTGACAAGCATGCACCAACCGACCGTGTCATTTGCACTGCCCGCGTAGATCATGACAAACGTACGCATCTTATCGTAAAGGCCGACCGAGGTGTTGAACTTTGGACCGGGTATATAAACTGGGTCTATGATCAGGAGCGGTTCGATTCCTCCCTAAAGAAGCAGGCTTTTTACAAAGGTGCGTTTGGGTTTAAACGCGAAGATATTGCGAATGTTTACGATGGCGCTTGTGCGCTTGTGGATATGAGCATAATCGCAGGCGATGGCGGCGGTACACAGTATACGTTTTTAGAGGCGATTGATTTTGGCGCGGACTGCATTTTGGCAAGTGATTGGTATGCCGGGCCGCGCAGCGAAATGAAGCCTGGCGTGCATTATCATCAAGTTGGGAATGTGAAGGAGTTGCAGGGTGCGATCGACAAGGTTCGCCACGGCGGCCCGGTGTTGCAATGTGCTGCCAAGGATATCCTGGTGAGCCATGATGCCGAACAGATCGCAAGGCAATACATAGAGCTGCTATGAATTTGGCACAGCAATGACTGCATTAACATTACATGTGTCCCACAAGGACCCAGTCGGGCACTTGTATAGTTACGATACGTCCAAGGTTGCCGTGCCAGGGAACGAAGAGGCGACGCGCCTTGAGTTGCGGGCCCAGGTCAGTGCCGTGAAAGGGCTCCGGATCGCAGAGGCCCGTACGAAGTTCGGTCCGTTCATGGAGTATTGCTTCTTTGACGAGACGACTCGGGAGCCTTATCGGCAACAATGGTTCCATGATGAATGGGCAGATGCTTGGTCTGAATTCGATCGTGTGATCATTGTTGCACCCAGGGACCATGGGAAGACGTCGCAAATTGTTGGGCGTGTGATCTGGGAGCTTGGGCGAAACCCAAATTTGAGAATCAAAATCGCGTGTGCCGCGGATGGCCGGGCGAAAGAGCGGTTGTTCGAGATCATTCAGCATATCCAATATAACAAGCGCATCCAGGAGGTATTTCCTGAGCTGAAGCAAGACAATGATGCTGAGTGGTCAAAACACAAAATCGTTGTAAAGCGAACCGCTATGCACAGGGATGCATCGGTCGAAGCGCTAGGCATCACTGCGACGGCAACCGGCGGCCGTTGCGATTTGTTGATTGCGGACGATGTTGTTGATCGCCGTAATGCGCTGTCTTTCCCGAAGCTCCGCGAACAAATCAAGCAAGCATGGAAGTCCGACTGGACAAACCTTCTCGAGCCAGAGTCTCGTGTTTGGTATATTTGTACGCTTTGGCATAAAGATGATCTCAGCCACGAGTTGATGGAAAACGAAGCGTTTGAAACTTTGTTTTATGCAGTGGACCAAGGGTTCGGTGCACTGTGGCCAGACAAGTGGCCAAGTGACGCATTACGCAAACGCCATGCGGAAATCGGGTCGATTGAATTTAACCGCGGGTTCCGCAACAAAGCTGTCGATGATACGACCGCTGTCGTCCAGGAAAGTTGGATTCAGTACAAAGACCTCGCGGCTGACCCAGGGTTTATTGAGCGACTTCCGTACATGCAAATCATCACGAGCTATGATACGGCGCGGGCAACTCATGCCAGCTCGGATTACAGTGCCAATTGCACAATCGCGGTCGACTTGGACAAACAAACCGTTTACGTGCTGAATGCCTGGCATGCACACCTGACAGTGAAGAAACAATCAGAGCAAGTACGGAAAGAATATCTGCTTTATAAGCCCTATCGCATTTTGATTGAGAAGATCGGGCAAGCGGTTCTCGATGAATGGGTGCTGAACGACTACCCAGACATGAAGTCAGTTATCGAAGTCACGACGCCAAAGGTGAGCAAGCACCAACGATTGCTGGCGGTGACTCCGTTGATGGAAGCAGGCCGCGTGATCTTCAATTCAACGATGGACCCGAATGGCGATACATGGGAGCCGTCCCAGGGTTCGCTGGTTCACGAGTTACTGGATTTTCCTTTTGGAAAACACGACGATATGGTTGATGCATTTTCTCAGGCACTTCATGGCGCAAGGCGATACTTCCTTGACGCATGGGCGTCTGGCGCCGACAATGATATAGACGTTCGAATCGGGGGCGATGTCGAAAACGATGGGTATGCATACTGAACGAGCTTTGTCGGATGCTATTACTGGGGCGCTCGCCGTGCAATACCGGGAGGAGAACTTACTGATGACCGTCATAATTCACGGACAAGATGCGCGGGAGTTGCGGGGTAAAGCGGTTGTAACGCTGGACCGTGTTACCGTATTGGTCGATGACGATTATTGGGAGCGAGTCGTTGGAAGAATGGTTTGTCTCGAGGGCGGGACCGAGCTCGACATTGATGATTCGCGATTGGACCAGGCCCTCGAAGGATATGATATTTCTGTAGACGGGCCGATCGGCGAGGACACGTTCATCCCAGTTGTTGTGCGCGACATCTACATGCCTCCATTCCACGCTGTTGTTCCATGGGGGTCACTGATGCACTGTGTGAACATCATTGAGCCCGGCAATGGTGTACGCGCCACAGGTGAGCGTGTGCCGTGCTTGAGCCGGTGTGGGTCCTGCATTGCTTGTTACTATGACCGGTGGTCCGCAGTGGCAGCACGCGACGGCATAGGCACCGACACGGAAGGGGTTACGAAATGAACGAATTGACACAGTCCGAGCAAGGGCAAGCACCGCGTTTGCGATTAGCCAAGCACATCGATTTGAAAAAGGCAGACCCCAATTGTGAACGGTGCAAGGGCACGGGGGTTGTGCGAGTTGAGAAAGTCGAAGAGCAGGGCGGGTTGCTAGATGTGCCTGTCGTTTGCCGGTGTGTGAGCCGGGCCGGCGGTGTCGTTCGCGACATGTTTGATAAAATGGTCGATGAAATGCACGAGCAAGTACAGAACGGAACCTTTGCAGAAAACCTTGCAGTGGATATTATGCGATTACCAAAGTCCGACCGCATCAATGCTGTTGAACAGTTGCGGAAGCAATTGAAGAAAGCAAAGCAGCTCCATGATGTGGCAGTGGTGAAACAACTAAAATCAGCGCTGGCACGGGTGGCACTGATGCGAGCAGAGGAGAGATAAAATGTCGACATTCCCAGAAAAACATGTATTCGATCCCACTGAGTCCCCGGCCGGTTCGTGGGCAGTTCAAGAAACCCCGGCAATCGACATGTCGCAATGGTCCGAGAAAGGTTTCTCGTATTTGCAAGGGACCGGCAAGGCGTTCACAGGAACACTTCAGGGCAGTGTGCTCGGAGATGTATGGACGGATGTCGATGCATTCGCGGCGAGCAACGATGATGAATGGCCTGACTATTTCAATTACGCCCGTGTGAAGATCACTGGCGCCGGTGTCATCGGAACCGGAACGCGGATCGCTGTTGCTGGCAAGGTGCTCTGATGGGCAGGAAACGAGGACGCGGCGGTGCGAGTCGCACATCGGGTGCTGAGACGGCAAAGCACGATCAGGCATTGTCCCAAGCGGGGCTCGGGTTCACTGCAAAGCAATTGCTTGCGAAGGCCCGCGTTGCGACCGACGTTTCCGTTGATGAGCCCACTGCCATTCAAGATATTCAGGCGACACAAAATCAATGGGGCGAGCAGGGGGCAATCCTAGCGCCCTATGATCCCGAGACATTGCTTCGGTTGAATGAGCTTACACCACACCTTCAGCCGAACATTGATGCATACGCCCAGAACATTGACGGATACGGCTATCACTCTGCACCGAAGACACGGTGGATGGAAGACCTCAGCACCGAGGAGGCCGAGTCCGCAGTTCGCTATGCCTTGGAATACGAGCGCTGGCTCGATGAAGAAGAGGCGGCGTTTGGGGAGCAATCGGAAAAGGCTGATGATGAGCCGCCCAATGATGCCCCGGAAGAAGAAGAGGAAATCACGGAAGACGACATCCAGGCAAAAATCGAGATGGTTCAAAAGCAGCTTCGCCGAGAGCAGTTCCGATTCGATTCATGGTTTGAGAATTGTTGTTCGACGATGAGCTTCACACGGTTGCGTCGAATCGTACGGATGGACAAGGAGGCAAGTGGCTGGGGTTGCATGGAGATGATCCGTGATGAACACGGCCGCCTTATGCGCCTCGGGTATATCCCAGGCTTCACAGTGCGTCCTCTCATTGAGGAAACCGAGCTCGTGCAAGTGGTTGAGCAGAACCCTGCAACGCCGCTTAGTGACGGCCGTGAGGTCCGTGTGTGGCGTCGCTTCCGTAGGTATGTCCAGATTGTAGGCTCACGAAAAGTTTACTACCGGAGCCCCGGCGACCCGCGTATCGTGTCGATGAAGACTGGGAAGATTTACGAGACGATCCAAAAGATGCAGCACCCCGATGCCGAGGGGAAGAATGCACAGCAAGCGAATGAGCTATTGTGGTTTGCTCACCATTATCCGCTTTCCCCTTGTTCACCGCCGAGATGGATCTCGAACTTGCTTCGAGTACTCGGTACCCGTGAGGCGGACGAAACAAATTACTACCACCTGAAAAACAAAACGATGTCAGGCGGGATTTTGTTTGTGTACGGCGGGACTGTGAAGCAGGGCGTGAAGGACCGGCTCGAGTCGCGCATTTCCCAGGAGCTTCAAGGGAGCGAGAACACATCGCGAATCATGGTTGTCGAGGCGATGCCTGTGAAGGCGGGACCCAATGACAGGACCACGATTCCCCAAATGCAATTCCAGTCGATGCGAGACACGAACCAAACAGACGCGATGTTCCTGGACTACGATACGCGCGCGGCGGATTCCATCGGTGCGGCATTCCGCCAATCACCATTGATGCGCGGCTATACCCCGGACAACTTGAACCGGGCCACGGCCGAGACGGTGGTCGAGCTCACCGAGCAGCAAGTTTATTCAACCGAGCGCGAGGATTTCGACTGGCAAATCAACAAACACGTGATTCCTGAGATTGGGATCAACCTGTTGGATTTCAAATCGAACACGCCTCCGACAACGAGTGCCGAGGAGATCGGTGAATTCGTAAAAGCAGTTGCCCCGCATGGCGGTGTGACACCGGCACAAATCCAACGACTGTCGGCCGATGTTCTCAATCTTCCGTATGAGCAAATCAAAGAAGACTGGGCACAGCAGCCAATGGCGTTGACGTTGGCCGGCTTCATGCCTGATAGCGGCGGGGTCCCTTTGGATGCCGAGGAACAAACAAGGCTTCGGAATATCGAGGACAAGATTGCGCGGATCACAACGGACGAACTTCGCGACAACGGGATCGATGTGGAAGCGAAGGCCACGCTGTTTGATTTGCATACAGAGGAAAGGGACAAATGAGCCTGTTCGGTGCATTTGTAATCATAGGCGGCTTGCTAATATTGATTGCTGACTTTCAGTCGTACAAATAGGGTGTCACAGTGAACCTTTTCGAAAAGCAGTCTTGTAAATTCTCGGTCAAAGACATCGTTGAGCTGAAGAGCGGTTTTGATATGCATGACATTTACAGCAAGTGCCGTGTGTGGTTGATCGATGCCGGGCTCGTGAAGGTTGCACCATGGCAAGCAACGGAAGAAGAGAACCTTGCAGAGCAGTCGGTTTGGCTGACTATTGAATGCGTTGAAAGAAAATATCGCAAGATTGGGATTGCACGATGAGCGACC